ACTTATAGAATTAACTTAATAGAAGATGACTGCAAAGGCTTTGAAACTGTTAGGCTTTGTTGGTTAAACAAATGGGGTGTTTGGGACTATTATACATTTACTAAAAAGTCAGTTAAGACTTTACAATCTAATAGAACAACATTTAAACAATTACGAGGGACTTGGAATAATGATAAATTTAGATTAAATGAGCCAAAAGGTGGTAAACGAAATTTCAAAGTGGACTCAGTAGAACGAATTCTAATAAATACTGATTTTGTCAATGATTCCGTATCTGACTGGTTTGAACAATTAGTAAACAGTCCAGAGGTGTTTATTTTAAATAGATCAGTAGCAGAACCTGTTATATTAACAAGCTCTAGTTGGACAAAGAAAACACAAGCAAATGATCAGCTTATTCAATACTCTTTTGAAATAGAAAGAAGCATAGATAGAAGAACTCAAAGCTCAACTCACTCTCAAATGATTAACTAATATGTCAAATGTCCAACTCATATTAAAACCCCAAATCTATACAGGCTATAGTTTACAAGGTGGCACGTATGTTTATAATCAATATGTCGCTGATCCTTTATTAGTAGGAGGAATAGGAACGAACTCTACTTATCTTACCGCTCCTGAAGATTTAACAGCATTACTTAGTGTTACTACTAACTGGAATAGTTTTTGTAATTCTTTAGGAACTGCGCCAACTTGGCAATTTAATGTAGCCACTTTTTGGAGTAGCGCACCTGCTAATTATACAGATACTGGTATCTATCAATTATTAACAGGATTAGTTGTAGGTAATAGCTATGAAGTTAAGATAACTATTTCTAGAGCAGCAGTTAATGCAGGGAGTCAGATTTGGATAGGAGGTGGGTGGATTACAGGTGGTCAATATCAATTTACAGGACAAACTTTAGGATCAGTTCCTGCAACCTCTACTGGGGTTCAATCTTATACATTTACTGCATTATCAACTGAAGAAATATTGATATTACGTTATATAAACCCAAATCAATCAGTAGCAGATTATGTGAGTATTTCAGAAGTTAAAGTAAAAGACACAGTAGGAACTTTAACAGGAGGACAGTTATATGATGGACAAGTTGTTTGCGATTTATATGAAGATGAAGAAGTTCCATTAACATTAAGCGTTGAAAACTTTTTAAATACTGCCGAAAAGACTCAAAGCTACTCTAAAGCATTTAAACTACCTGCAACTAAAAGAAATAATAAGATATTTAATAACCTTTTTGAAGTTACTAGAGCAACGACAGGAGCAGATTTTAATCCTCATTTAAAGACACAGGCTACATTAAAAGAAAATGGATTTACAATATTTGAAGGGTTTTTAAGGTTATTAGATGTCTCCGAGAAAGATGGCGAAACAAGTTATAACGTCAACTTATATACAGATGTAACAGGATTAATAGAAATATTAAAAGAAAGAACTATTGCAGATTTAACTAATGTATTTGATGAATTAGACCATGATTATACTAGGACAAATGTTCAAGCAAGTTGGAGTGGTTCTTTGTCTTTAAATAGTGGATTACCCCCAGGGTCATTTGCAGGAGCAACAGGTGTTACTACTACAGATGTATTAAAATATCCTTTTGTAAATTGGACAGGGAACTTAAACAGAGTTCCAACATTATCCCAATCGGCTAATGGTGCAACTGCTTCTATGCCTACCATGAACAATCTTTCAGATGCTTTTAGACCTTGGTTAAAGTTAAAATATATAATACAAAATATATTTTTTGAAGCAGGATTTGAATATAGTTCTAACTTTTTTGATTCTACAGATTTTGGAAAACTTTATATGGATTGTAATTGGGGAGATAGTATAGCTCCAAGAATATTTAATTTGCAAGGGTGGTGTAAAAGAGAATATACAAATCAATCATTGTCTACAGGTTCTTGGAATACTTTATTATTTGATAATAATACAGCTTTAGTCAATCCAGATTTTGGATATAATTCTGGAACTGGAACTTTTACAGCAGTAACAGATGGTCAAACTTATACATTTACATCGGCACAAGGAGGAATGAATTTAGTGAACTTCATAGCATCTCCCTCTCATAAAAAATATTTTAGAATTAAAAGGACATTTTCAAGTGGTGCTACAACTCAATATCCATTTCAGCTTACCGAACCTACAGTTGGAAGTGGTAACATTCCTTGGAATTTTTCAGTCAATTTCTCTATTACAATAGATGCAGGAGACACTTTGTCTTTTGAAGCTTTTTCAGCGGACACAAATTTTCTGTTTTTAGGAGCTAGCCCTTCTTCCACAATGACAGTTTTAACAAGCGCAGCAAATACAGCAGGAGGTGGTTTATTAGGAGCGTTAAGAGGAGACTTAAGTCAATGGGATTTTCTGAAAGGTATTTTTACTATGTTTAATTTAATAGCATATCAAGATAGTCAAACACCTACTACAATTAACATAGAACCTTATAAAGATTTATATACAGCAAGAGATTTTGTAGACTGGACAGATAAAGTTGATGCAGAGCAAATAGTATTAAAACCTTTAGACTTAAAAGCTAAAGTCGTATTGCAGTATGAAGAAGATGATTCTGACTATGCCTTTTCAGTATATAAACAAAGCACTCAAGGCTACCTTTATGGTAGTCAAGTTTTAGATAATTCAACAGCACCAGTAGGAGCTTCTAGTCTTTTAATAGGAAAGGAAGAAATAATTGCTAGCCCATTTGCAGCTACAGTAATAAAACCTGAATTTGATGATTTTTTAGATTTAAAAATACCTGTAATATATGGGTCTAGTGGTCAATTTCAACATTCTGCTATTGAAAATTTACCAAGAATTTTATATGATTGTGGAACTATTAATTTTACAGGTCAAAGTTATTTTGTGCCAGCAGCTAACGGTGTTTCAGGTGCTAATCTTACAGGCTATCTGTCATTTTCACATACAACTGATGTCCCTTCACTTTTAACATCTAATGATTATAATTTTGGACAATGTCAGTTATTAATAGGATCATCTCCAACTGATAATTTATATCAAATATATTATAGTCCTTATTTCAATCAATTATACCATCCAGATACTAGGAAAATGAATTTAAAAGTATTATTAACTGAAGTAGATATTACAAACTTTGATTTTTTTACTCCTGTATTTATAAAGAATAGGGTATATAGAGTAAATAAGATTAGCTACAACCCAAAACAATTGTCAAACGTTGAATTTATTTTATTAGGATAGATATGAAAGAAATTTTAGAATTAATAGAAGGATATGGCTTACCATTAATTTTACTGTTAGGAGCTTTATATGCTTTGTATAGGTTTTTAGTTTTTTCATTATATGAAGTTAAAAATCAATTTTCAAGACATCATGAAAGAGCAGCAGACAATATGAATGAGATAAAAAGAAAAATAGATATTATTTTAGAATTTATAAAAAAACAATAATGGATTACAAAAAAGGATATCTAATAAAGCCATACCAAATAAACCCAAATGGCGAAGTTCGATTTACTGATGGAACTAATAATGACCTTATTCCTAATAAACAAAGCTGCGAAGCTTATGGCTATAATTTTGACGAATCTTCAGGAACTTGTAGAGGCTTTAGATTTAGTAGTGCTTTAGTAAAAAATATGGGTAATATTAAAAACAAAGTAGAAGGCGGAAGAGCGCAAGTCGGAGTAGAAAATTCTTTGATTAATGGATCTGAAAATGAGATTAAAACATCTTCAAGAAATGCTTTAATAACAGGAGCAGAAAATGAAATAACAGAAAATATTGAAAATTCATCTATAATTGGAGGACGATTAGGAATGGTTTTAAGGCAAGGAGAAGTTTTAATTGGAGGGGGTGGCTATAATAGTGCAGCAGGATTAATACAAATGAGCTTTTTTCAATGTTCTAATAAGTCTACAAGTGCTTCAGCAGTTATCTTAGCTGCTCAAGGCGAAGATACAACCACTAATTATATTGTGACTCAAAAGAATTCTATTTTAGGTTTTGAAGCTTATGTTACAGGCCTTGTAACAGGAGGTTCTTCTGGAACTGCTGGAGATTACATATATATTAGGTTATATGGAGCTGTAAGGACGAATAACTCATTGAGTCATGCAATATCACAAAGTCAAACTACTATAGCTAGTTTAGGAACTACAGGAACTGTTACAATGGTTTCAAATTCTGATCAATTAGCTATTCAAGCCACAGGAGCAGCAAATATTAATATTTCATGGAGTGCTAGTGTATATCTTCATGAAAATACAACTAACGCAACAACTTTTTAAAATATGGCAGCAAAAACAGAAGTATTAAATTTAAAAATAGATTCTAATATAGGAGATGTAGAAAAAGGTGTATCAGGATTAGCAAGTGAATTTAAAGTTATGGGAGTATCCTTAAATGATGTGAAAAAAGGATTTGTCCAAATAGGTAAAGCAGGTAAGGCTTCTTTTGCTACAATTGGTAAAGCTATAAAAAGCTCAAAAATTGGACTTTTTTTAACAGCAGTTATATCTTTAGTTACATATCTTAAAAGAACAAAAGAAGGATCTGAAAAATTAGAAGTAGCTTTTGCAGCAGTAGGGGCAGTAGTTAGTGTAATAGTAGATAGGATTTCAAAGTTTGGAGGTGCAATTGTCAAATTATTCCAAAGAGATACTAAGGGAGCTTTAGAAGACCTAAAAGGAACCTTTAAAGATATAGGGACAGAAATTGTAAATGACACTAAGGAAGCAATAGCTTTAAAAGAAGCTTTTCAGGATTTACGAGATAATCAAAGAGAATTAAATGTTGAAACGGCAAGACAAAGAGCTGAAATAGAAAGATTAAAACTTATAGCTGAAGATGTAACTAAAACAGAAAAAGATAGATTAGAAGCAGCACAACAAGCGTTTGATATAGAAAATAGATTATTAGACCAAAGAGTAGCGAATGCAGAAGAAGCTGTAAGAATACAAAAAGAAGAAAATAGACTTAATAAGTCCTTAGATGCTGATCTAGATGCTTTAGCAGATAAAGAAATTAATTTATTTAATATTAAACAAGAATCTATTACTAAACAAATAGAACTTAATAATAAAATTAATGCTATTAAAAGAGAAGCAGAAGCAAAAGAGATAGAAGCATTAGAAAAACTTAAAGAGTTGGAAAGTGAAAGGATGGGTGAGTTAACAAAAATGCCAAGAATTACTCACGAAGTAAATAATGAAATAATACAATCTAATAAAGAAGTTACAGACGAAATATTAAATTTAGATAAGGTAAAAAGTTCATCTGTAGAAGATCATGCTGATGCAACTTTAGCAGCTTATGGACAATTAGCTCATGCTTTAAGTGCTTTAGCAGGAGATAATAAAGAGTTAGCTGCCGCAGGTGTAATTATAGACACTTATGCAGGAGCGCAAAAAGCTTTAAACGCAACAGGAACTCCTTTAGATTATATCCATGCGGCTTCAATTATAGCTTCAGGAATGGCTAATCTACAAAAAATATATGCTGTAGATGTAGGGAATTCTACAAGTGCTGGGAATATTACTGGAATGTCAGGAACGCCTAGAGCAGAAATGATGTCAGGATCTTTTGACTTAACAGGCGGTATGGCTCCAGAACCTTTAAGAGCTTACGTGGTTACAGATGAAATGACAGAAAGTCAAGATTTATTAGCTAGTATAAGACGAAGAGCAACAATTTAAAAATCAAATTAATTAATTAAATACCTATTATATAATATGCCTTGTAAAAAATGTAAAGACGGAAAATACAAATGGGGTGAGACTGGCGAATGCAAGTATGACACCCTAGAGGAATGCAAAGAAGCAAATCCTGACTACCATTATGAAGAACAAAAAACTACTAATATTGTCGAATTGGTTATTTCAGAAGATAGTGAAGAACTCGCTATTGATGCTATTAGTTTAGTATCAGCACCTGCCATCGAACAAGATTTTGTTTACTTTAATAAAGAAAAAAACAATTTAACATTTGCTAAAGTGGACGAAGATAAACGAGAATTAATTTCTCCTGCTCTTATTCCTAATAAGCAAATCTTTCGATATAATCCAGATACGGATAATGACTACTATGTCTATTTTTCCAAAAAGACTGTAAAAGAAGCAGCTTATCTTTATTTAAAACATAACAACCATCATAAAGCTACTTATCAACATCAAGACAGAGTTAGTGGTGTATTAACAGTAGAATCATGGATTAAAGAAGGCGATCAAGACAAATCTAATTTATACGGTTTTGATCTTCCTATAGGAACTTGGTTTGTGAAGATGAAAATACAAAACGAAGAATTATGGAAAAAAATAAAAGAAGGCGAGATTCGCGGTTTGTCCATTGAAGGTTATTTTGTTGATCGTATGGAAAAAATGAGTGAAACAAAGCCAACTAATGAAGATATTTTAAGAGCTTTAAATGAATTAATCAGAAATTCTAAATAAAATGAAAGATAAAAAAAAGGAAGAAAAAAAGGAAAAAACCCCTACTAAAAAAACTAATGAGAAAGTTATTCAAGTAGGTCATGGAAAGTTTAAAGTTGTAAAAATCAAATAAGTAAACAATTATTCTATTATATTAAAAAAGAACCTATGGATTTAAAAGAACAAATACTAGTAGCGCTTGGTCTTCAAAAAGACGAAGGCGTAAAATTGGCTTGGCAAGCGAAGTCAGAAGATGGAACCATTTTTGTATCTACTGCCGAGGAGTTAGAATCTGGCGTGGATATAAGCGTATTAACCGAAGACGGCACGACAATACCTCTTCCTATCGGAACTTACAAGACGGATACTGGAGTTTCTTTTAGAGTTGAAGTGGAAGGGGTGGTGTCTGAACTTATCGAGTCTGAAACGGAGGAAGCTGAAGAAGCTCCTGCTGAAGAAGAAGAAATGTCAGATGTAAAAGAAGAGTTAGGAGTTGATAGAGGCGAAGATGATGACGAAGTTGCAGTTGATGACTGGGAAGGAATGGAGAAGCGTATCAAAAACCTTGAGGACGCTATAGCAGACATTAAAAGTAGAATTGGAGAAACAGGAGACGTAGAAGAAATGTCAGAAGAAACTTCAGAAACAACTGAGGAGCCTTCTAAAAACCCTAAGACTATAAAAACTACAGAAGTAGTTGAATTTTCAGCAGAAGAGGTTGCAGCAATAAAAGCAGAAAACGAAAAGCTAAAAACAGAGTTAGCTGATTCGCCTGCGGCAGCACCTATAGACACTAATAAATTTAGCTCTGAAAAAACTGTATTAAGCAGAAAAGAATACAATAAGCTTTCTAAACAAGAAAGATTTTTATACAATTTAAATAAATAATAACTAAAAAAAACAAAAATTATGGCATTTAATGTAACAAGTAATTTTGCAGGAAAAGCAGCGGGATTTTACATTTCTGCGGCATTAAAAGAAGCAAAATCATTAGATTATATAACACAGTTAAACAATGTTCGTTATAAATCTAATATACAATCTGTCGCTGGGGCAACTTTATTAAGGGATGCTACGTGCGATTTTACAGATCACGGAACGCTTACAATGACTGAGAAGGTTCTTGAAGTAAAACCTTTACAAATAAACATTGACCTTTGTAAGCAAAATTTAGTAAGTAGCTGGGAATCTTTACAGATGTCAGGGCCTGGAGCTATGCCACCGCCTTCATTTGAAGACTACGTAATTTCTTATATGGGAGGGACTATTGCCGAAGGAGTAGAAAACTCTATCTGGAATGGAGTTACTGCAACTAATGGAGAATTTACTGGATTTTTAGGAGCAGCAGTTGGTTACTTATTACCAGGTGTTGACGCTACTGTAATTCAGTCTTCTGCTTCAGGTGCTTATACGGCTGCAAATATTATAGCTAACTTACAAACTTTAACAGCAGATATGGCTGCTAATGTTTCAGCTATATTAACAAAAGAAGACCTTTACATTTATATGAATGCTAAGACTTACGCTTTCTATATTTCAGCAGTATCAACTTTAGGATATGTAAACGCTTACAATATGAATGGCGATTATGAGCCAGTTTTCGAAGGCTACAAAATTGCAGTGTGTCCTTCTTTACCAGATAATCAGATAGTTGCTGGACAGAAATCTAATTTATACTGGGGAACAGATCTAGTTTCCGATTTTGGAACTACAGGAACAGGGCCTAGAATAGCTTTAATGGATATGTCAGGCCTAGATGGTTCAGATAACATTAGAGTGGTTTGTAAATTCTCTGGTGGAGTTCAGACAGGAGTTGGAGCTGATATAGTTAGACAATCGTAATAAATTAAATGAATATGGGGGTGTAAAAGCCCCCAAATTCTTAACCTTCTAAAATAACAATTATGGGATGCACAGCATTAACAACAGGTAGGACAATAGATTGCCGTAATTCGGCAGGAGGTATAAAGAGGATTTATATAGGAGCGTTTGACACAACTACAGTAACAGTTTCTGATGCTCAACAAGTAACACAAGTAGCAACAAGTGGGTCTACAAAACTATATAGATATGATCTAATAAGAGGGACTGGTAGTCTAACATCTACAGTTAATGGAAACACAGAAAATGGAACTATTTTCTATACTCCAACTGTAAATGTTAAATTACAAAAATTAACTCTTGCGGATCAAAATGAATTAAAATTATTAGGAGCGCAAAGAATGATTATTTTCGTTGAGCTTAATGAGTTATCTGCCGTTGATGGTGTAACAAAAATTCTTTGTTTAGGATTCCAAAATGGAATGTATTTAAACACAGGGACTGCTGCTTCAGGAGCAGGACTAGGAGATTTTGTAGGTTATGACTGGACTTTCGAAGGAATGGAGCCAGAGCCGATGTTTATGTGTGCAGATTACACTACAAATCCGTTCGATAATTTTACAGCAGCGAGTTCTATTTCTCCTGCATTTTAAGAATCGACTTTATATATTTTCTTTGATTAAAGGGGTTTTTTACCCCTTTTTTCATGTTTAATTAAAATAAATTCCTTTAATTTCTATTATATAATATGTTATATGCACCACTCATAAAAGATTCAACTGTTCAAACCTTATATACTTTTTATTTATCTTTAGAAGATACTAGGATTTTAACAGATTATCCTTCAGGAGCAAAAGTAGATCAACCCTTTCCTTATGACTCTATTAGATATTTATTTAGATTTATAAATGAGTCAACTAAAGATGAAATCTATGCATACCCTAAAACTTTTGACAGAACTAATTATGGATCTAGAGAGCAAGACGTATTTGACATAAATGAATCTACTTATGATATTTATACAGGAAAAATATTCTTAAAACCTTTTGGGTTTTGGAAGTATGAAGTATATGAAATTAGCTGGTTTGATGGTAGTTCAGCTTTAACGCCTAGTTTAACGGCTTCTACGGCAGTTTCTAGCCTAGCTTTAGATGAAGTAGGCAACTCACAAAATAGAGGGCTTGTAGCTAACGGAATACTCTTAGCAGATTCTGAAGCAGATTTCCAAGCTACAAAACCTACTTATCAGCCAGAAGTTCAATATAGAGAAAAGGCAGGTAGAGTGATAAATATAAAAATTACAAGCGGCGGAGCAGGTTATTCAGTTGCGCCAACTATTAGTTTTTCAGATGTGATTGATCCTAATAATACAAATACAGCACCAACTAAACAAGCTACAGCAACTTGCACAATTTCAGGGGGTGTTATTAATGCTGTAACTATTACTGATAATGGGGCAGGTTATCATTATGTCCCTAAAATAGTTCTGACAGGTGGTAGTCCATCTACAGCAGCTGTATTAGAAGTAGAATTATCACAAGATGAAGACAATTATATATATTATTAAAAAATAAAACAGATAAAAAATGGGAATAGATAATGACAATCAATTACTGAGAGAACAATTAGGAAAAAACAGATGTGATGTAATAGGAACGACTGCAATGACAGGCAAGAACTATTACGCTGTTCATTTTCCTGTAGAAAGTGTAATTGCTAGTATTGCAGCAGCTAATGCTACTACAGCTACTGGGAGTGCAATTTCAAACCTGCATACGACTATGGCAGCAGGAACTACAATTTTTCTTAACGTAACCGCAATAACTCTTACGTCAGGAGTTGGCTTGTGTTACTATGAAGATGTGATATAATGTTAGCGTTAAAGCAATCATTAGATCTTACAGCAACTAAAAAATTAGGTGGGTGGGTTCCAACTGATGAAAGTAGTTTATTAGCATGGTATAAAAAAGACACGCTTATATCTACTGTAATAGGAAAAGTTGATGTTTGGGGAGATAGTTCGACTAATAGTCATACTATGGAACAAGCCGATAACAATGAAAGACCTACACTTTCTAGCCAAAGAGTTCATTTTGATGGTGGCGATAATTTACAAACAACTACTCAGATGACTTTAGCTGATGAATTTGTAATAGGCTTGAGAATTGACTTTACAGAAACAAATAATGGAACTTTTTTAGGAGATAATACAAGTGCAAATGAATTATTTAAAATTCAGTCTTCAAATCTTATTAGAATGAAAAATGCTAATGGATTAAGGAGTTTTACATTACCATCTGGGGATTTTGACGATGACTATATAGTAATAGCTAGAGACAGTTCTAATGATTTATATTTATATAGGAACGGTGCTTTTGCTGTTACAGGTGGTTCTAGTTTGTCAGGAGATTGTTTAATAGATACTATAGGGGCTAGAAATTTAGATACAAATGGATTTACGGGAGATATAACAGAAATACAAATATATAATAGCTATTCAACAGCCTTAATAAGTAAGGTCAATGATAGTTTATCAACACTATAATATGGAAAACTTAATAAGCATAGATCTATCAACATCCACAACCCCTATAATTCAGGAGGTTCGTGGACGTGATTATATCGAATACGGCACCGATGACTGGCGCAATTTATACCCTCAATTTCTAATAGATTTATACTATAATTCTGCAACACAAGCGGCTATTATAAACGCTACATCTGAGATGATTGCAGGGAAGGATATCGTCCCTATGAGTGATGATGATAATTTAGAAGCGTATGTAGGTTTAAAGAAATTCTTTGCAAATGCTAATAGTAAAGAAACTATGCATGAAGTTATTAAAAAAGTAGCTTTTGACTTTAAGCTTCAAGGCGGTTACGCTATTAACATTGTTTATTCAAAGGATCGTCAGTCCATTTCAGAAATCTGGCATGTCCCTGTAGAGCGAATTAGAGCAGCAAGACCTAATGCCTTTGGACAAGTGGAAAGTTATTTTGTAAGTGCTGACTGGGGTAATACCAGACAGAATAAGCCTGTCCAAGTTCCTGCTTTTAATCCTAACAATAGAACATCGCCTAATCAGATTTTATATACAGGACTTTATAGTCCAAATATGGATGTTTATCATACACCAGATTATAACTGTATGAATTGGGCTTTAATAGATCAAAAAGTATCTACTTATTATTTAAATTTGATAAGTCAAGGCTTCTCACCGACAATGATGATTAATTTTGCGAATGGTATTCCAACTAGAGAAGAAAGAGTCCAAATAGAGAATAGTATTACTGACAAGTTCTGTTCGCCTAGTTCAGCAGGAAAGTTTGTTTTAACTTTCTCAGATAGTCGTGATAATACACCAGAAGTAAATCCTATAGCAGTATCAAACGCCGATAAACAGTATTTGGCACTCCAAGAACTCCTCATGCAAAACATACTTACCGGACATCGTGTAACTAGTCCAATGTTGGTCGGTATTAGTTCAGAAAATGGATTTGGATCAAACGCCAACGAGCTTAATTCTGCTTTTGAAATATATCTAAATTCGGTAATTAAACCGTTCCAAGAAAA